CTCACTTGAAAATGATAAGAAAAAAGATGGCACTGTTCAGAATAAACCTGATACTAAAAAATCTATTAAGTGGTATAACTGTAGTGCAGAAATATCAAATGCCGAATGGGATGATGTTGTTGCTGATTGGGCATATACAATGACTTATGTTATTCAAACGTATGATACGCCAGTGATTGATAGTGCATATGCAAATCCTGGAAAAAAATATTATGGCCCTCATAAACGTTATGAATATTGGTACACGGGCAAAAATACCGAAGTATTGATGTACGAGCAGAATTTAGACAATTCATACTTCAACGTTGTATTAGATGGTGGTACTGGTACACCCACTTCAAGTAGTGGAGGCAATGCCGCACCGAGTAATACTTCTACAGGAACTGCACCAGCGGGTTCGGGTAACTCGGGTGGATCAGGTGGTGCAACAAGTACGTCAAAGACTCCCAATAAAAGAACTAGTCAGCCTAGAATCGGTAAGTTAGGTAACGCTATGGAAGCGCAGAATAACTATTTGACTTCACTGTATGATCCGGGTGCATATGCTACTGCAAAGATCACTATTTTAGGAGATCCTGATTTCTTAGTACAAGATTCAGCAGGTTCTGAAAATCAAATCTATAGTAGATTTTATGGCACAGACGGGTTTACTGTAAATCCAAACGGCGGCCAAGTGTTTATTGAGATTGATTTTAAAGAAGCAGTTGACTATACGTCAGGTGGCGGAGAAAACCTAGATGGAACTAAACAAGCCCCGGGTACACTTAATATCAACGAATCAATTTTGTTTTGGAAATATCCTGAAGATATTTCTAAACAAGTTAAAGGTGTAAGTTACATGGTACGTGAAGTTCAAAGTACTTTTGCCAATGGTGCATTTAAACAAGTGTTACAATGTAACATCAATGACTTTGGTGATCCAGCAAGTGCAAATGAAGCAGAGGCAAGACCGGCTGACCGTACAGAAAATGGCACTCAACCTAATGCAGGTCCTGCGGCAGCACCGAACAGTAATGCTTCTACACCAACAACGGGTCTTAAGAGTGATAACCCATCAAAACAAACTAACGTTGCTAATCAAAGTAATGCCGAAACTGCCCGCTTATCTAGACAAAATGCGGCGGCTGCTTCAGGAACAACTCCTACTAAGTCTGGCCCAGTAGCAGATGATGATGCACGAGGCGGCTAAGGAAAATTAAATGGCACAAGACGAATTCAAAGCAAAAGGCGCAACGAAGGCAAGTAAACCAGATGCAGGTGGCGGCAATACTCGCAACGTACCTGTCTTTGGTATTGTAAAAGATAACGTAGATCCTACACGATCAGGACGTATCAAAGTTTATATCACTGACCAGCCCGGTACACAAGAGTCTAATAATTCGGATTCTTGGGTAACAGTAAGTTTTATGAGTAACTTTTTTGGTAAAGTTATTCCAGATGCAGGAGACAAAGGGTTTGGTGACTTTAAAGCAAATCCAAGTTCATATGGTGAGTGGCACGCTCCACCGGATATTGGTACAACTGTAGTTTGCGTATTCATCAATGGTGATCCTAACTATGGCTTCTATATTGGTTGTGTTCCTGAACCTGATGCATTGCAAATGGTTCCTGCTATTGGCTCAAGCGATAACATTATTGCTAACAGCGGCGAAGCAGAAAGTTATGGCGGTGCAGTAAGACTTCCAGTAACAAACATTAATACAAACAATGCAGACTTAGCAAACAGCCCTGATTACGTTTCTGCACCAAGGCCTGTTCATAGTTATACTGCTTCAATTATGAATCAACAGGGTATCATTCGTGATCCTATTCGTGGCCCTATCAGTTCAAGTGCGCAACGTGAGGCTGCATCACGTGTTGGTTGGGGTGTATCAACACCCGGTCGACCTATCTATGAAGGTGGATTCGATGACGAATCCGTTGCTTCTAATTTAGACGCAAGTAAGGGTGAACAACTTAGAGTTGTAGCACGTAGAGGTGGTCACTCATTTGTTATGGATGATGGTGACATTATTGGTCGTGACCAACTTATTCGTATTCGTACAGCATTGGGTCATCAAATCTTAATGAGCGATGATGGTCAAACATTAATGATACTTCACTCAAATGGACAATCATATATTGAGTTGGGCAAAGAAGGTACAATTGATATGTACTCTACTAACTCAGTAAACATTAGAACACAGGGTGATTTAAACTTACATGCCGATAATAATATCAACATGCATGCCATGAAAGATTTTAATATCCAAGCAAAGAATTTTCATGTCAACACTGAAGAAGAATTAAGATTACGTGCAACTACTGATATCAAAGCATATGCAGTAAGTAACTTTACAGTTAAAGCAGGTTCGGCAGTAGCATTAGCATCAGGTGGCGATAGTTCAATGAATGCAGGTGGACTTGCATATGTAAATGGCTCTAAAGTTAATTTGAATAGTGGCTCAGCAAGTACACAACCTCAAGAAGTTGATATTATTCCAATCGTTGCACAGACTGATACGTTATATGATGAGAAGAAGGGCTTTATGGCTTCGCCAGGCAAGTTACTTACTATTGCATCACGTGCGCCTGCTCACGCACCTTGGGCAAATGCAGGTCAAGGAGTAGACGTTAAGACAGATTTAAATGCATCAAGTCAATTACCGGCTGCACCGTCAGCGGCAGCGGCGGCAACTACTGCCGCGGCAGCACCTGCAGCCGGTAGTCCGCTTTCTCCTGCAACAGCGGCATCTGCACCTACAACACCATCAGTATCAGGTGCGTTAGATCAGAACACTACTGGTGCAGTATTAGGAACAGTTGCAAAAGCGGCCGCAGAAGGTCCTGCAGCCGCAGCCGTAAAACAAGGCGCCGCAGTAGTAAAAACTGCATCAGGAGCCGCAACTGCGGCAGTTGGCGCATTCGCACAAACTGCAACTCAATTAGCAAGTTCTGGAGTCATCAAGCCCGGCGCAGATACACTTGTTAAAGGTCTAGTACAAACAGGATCAAACATTGCACAGTCAATGGCATCAGCCGTGTTTACTGGAAAGCCAGGAGCACAAGACTTACCTAATTTAGTCAAAAACGTTTCTGCACAAGCAACTTCAGTAGTCAATAATTTACAACAAGCACAAACTGCATTAACCGCAGTAGGTGCATTAACAGGTAAAGAGGCTCCTGCACAAGTAGCAGGTTTAGTTAATTCGGCTGCATCAGTAGGTTTAGGTCCAACTGTTGATGCTGTAAAGAGTATTGCAGGTAAGGTAACTAGTGTCACTGGCGCAGTCGGTGCAGTAACAGGGGCATTATCGGGAAATTCAAGCGTTGCTGGGGCACTTAATACTGCTACTGGTATTGCAAGCAAAGTAGTAGGTGTAGCCGAAGGTGTCGGAGGCGCACTGAAAGCAATTGGAGCAGGCTCAGCGGCCGCAAATCTTGCAACTACTGGTGTAGGTGGATTAGGCGGAATTGCAGGCGCACTTGAGGCTATGGGTAAGAGCGCAAAGATTGGTTTAACTGGATTGTTAGATCAGGCTAAGGGTGTTGCTGGATCAGCATTTGATGCTATCAAACAATCATTTAAATCATTAGAAGCCGGTGTCCCGCAAAATCTAACAGCGATTGCAAAAACTGCGGCCGCAGATGCCGCTACTGTTGAGGGGCAAACAGATCAATTAAGTTCTGATTTAATTAAAGATCCTGGCGAACTAGTTACTGTAACTGACCCACTAAGTGGATTAGCAGGAGTTGCCGGAGTCGATGCAACCGCAGGTGGATTGGGCAAAATCACTGATCCACTAAGTGGGTTAAAAGGTGTTGCTGGCGTAGGAGAATCATTGGTATCAGTATCTAGCGTTGCAGGCAAAGTAAACGATTCAGTTGCAGGTATTACTGGATCAGTTACTACTGCTAAGAATGCAATTGGATCAGTAACAAATGCAGTAAAAACAGTAACAACTACAGTAGGCGGAATTACGGCAGTTACTGGATTAATTAGTTCTCCAGGCTCGCAACTTACTAATATTACAAAATCAGTAGCAGGCGCAGTAGATGCAGTAAATGCCGTAGCCGGTGCTGCCTCAACTATCGCAAGTACAGGTGGATTAAAATCACTTGCAAATGCGGCATCACAAGTACAGACTGGTGCCGCAGCCGCTAAAGCCGCATCACTAGCATCTGGATTAAGTAACTTGCCTGGAGGAATAAAAACTGTAGGTGCAGTTGTAAACAATGCAGTAGGCGCACTTAATGTAATTCCTGGAGCAGAAAAGATTTCTGGTCTAATCAAAGATGCACAATCAGCGGCTATGAATGGTCTTGCATTACCTAAACTACCAGATGGATTAAATGCTCTAGCAGGTCTTGCATCTGCTGGCTTACCTGCAGGCGCAGCCGCAGAATTAAAATCTGCAATCTCAGCGTTAAGTTCTGGTACAGGTGGCTCAATCAAACTACCAACAATCAGTTTCAATACTACGGATAGAGCATCAATTACTTCTCAAATTACTAGCGTATTAGGTGATCCTAAGATTCCTATGCCAAATCTTGTTGGAGAAATCTCAGAAGGTGCTAAGAATGCACTTTCAACAGCATTAGATAAATTTAAAGAATCAGACAAAATCTTCAAGCAAATTGATGAAATCACTGATAAGATTGAAGCCGCACAACAGGCATTCTATGAAGCAGAATCGTCATTGCCGCAAGGTGATCCTGGTGTTAAATCAGCAAGAGATGCTTGGCTTGCATTAGTTAATAGTCCAGAGCGTAAAGCATTATTTGACAAACTTGATGACTTGAAAAACACTATTGCTCCAGCAGGAACACCTGGCGAAGCCGCAGTAGCCGCGGCCAATAGCGTATCAGAAGGTGGAATTTCAGGATTAATAAAGTCTGCATCAAGCATTGGAACAGATTTGTTATCTAAGACTGGTATAGGCGGGGATATTGCATCAGGATTAACAAAAGCATCATCAGTGTTATCAGGAGTATCAAGCGTTACTAACATAATATCTAGTGCTTCTCCTGCATTAGGAAAAGTTCCAGGACAAGGTGCATCCGCAGTTAAAGCACTAATAGATGCTCCATCTGTTGCACCAAGTTCTCAGACTATTAATAATTCTATTTCAGGCATTATTGGTAGCATACCTCCTGTTAATGTCACTGGTAACGGATAAAATAAGGATATAAATACATTATGCCACAATATATCGGATTCAGTACTAAAGACGCATGCAAGCCCAAAACATCTAACGATGTTAGCATTAGTGGCATCGACGGAGGTCCAGGTGGCATTCGTAAGGGAATTGTTTGGGGCAAGAAGTATAGACTATTGGATTCTCAATTAGTAATTCAAGATTTTGTCAATGCTTTAAATATCCCATTAGGAAGCAAAGTGGGTCAACCCGGATATGGAACTAAAGTTTGGAACTTTGTATTTGATCCTAACACTGCGGACGTACAGTTTCAATTAGAATCTGAAATACGTAGAGTTGCATCAACCGATCCTAGAATCAACTTAAACTTTGTTAAAGCATTTCCTCAAGAAAATGGCATATTAATTGAAGTACAATTAGCAGTGGTTCCATTTAATCAATCATCAGTAATTAGCGTCTTTTTTAATCGCGGAAATAACACAGCCGCTCTCATATAAGTAAAAACCTACTTTTTGATAATGATAAATATATCAAAAGAGAAACTTATATGGCAACCAGTTCACGACAATCAGCATTATTTGGAACGAACGATTGGAAGACTATCTACCAAACGTTCAGAGAAGCAGACTTTAGAAGTTATGACTATGAGACTTTGCGTAAAAGTTTCATCGATTACTTGCGTCTGTACTACCCAGAAACATTCAATGACTATGTTGAATCTTCTGAATTCATTGCCCTACTGGACGTTATGGCGTTCATGGGACAAGGTCTTGCGTTCCGCAGTGACTTAAACGCACGTGAAAACTTTATTGATACCGCAGAACGCCGTGATTCTGTTATCAAACTTGCCAATCTTGTAAGTTATACTCCTAAAAGAAACATTGCTGGTCAGGGCTATATCAAAGTAACAAGCATTACTACTTCTCAAAATATCACCGACATTAATGGTGTTAATCTAAGTAACATTCCTATTTTATGGAATGACCCTGCTAACCCAAATTGGTTAGAACAATACAATACTATTTTAAATGCGGCAATGATCGATTCGCAAAGAATTGGTCGTCCGGGTAACGTTTCAGAATTATTAGGAATTACTACTAGCGAATATGCATTGCAAATTCCACCTAATTCATTGCCAATTGTTCCCTTTAAGTCAACAATTGACGGCCAGTCAATGAGTTTTGAACTTGTTAGTGCAACATCAATAGATGAAGATTATGTCTATGAAGTTCCTCCTGCACCCTCAGGTAAATTTAATATTCTATATCGTAATGATAAGTTAGGATTTGGCAGTCCAAATACTGGATTCTTTTTCTACTTTAAACAAGGTGCATTACAGAATTTTGATTTTAACTTACAACAACAAATTTCAAATCAAACTATTGATATTGGAACCATTCAGGGTGTCAATAACTCTGACACGTGGTTGTATCAATTAAACAATGATAACACTAGAACACTTTGGAGAAAAGTAGATAACGTTTATGCTGACGCATATTTGCAAACTGAATTCTCTAATAAGAAAATCTATTCAGTTGATTCACGTTTCAATGACCAAGTAACTTATGTTTTTGGTGACGGAGTATTCAGTGAGATTCCAGTTGGCAACTATCGTGCATATGTTCGTGCAGGTAATGCGTTAACTTATACAATTGAGCCTAGCGAAATGAATGGTGTTTCTGTATCATTCTCATACGTAAGTCGTTTGGGAAGAGTAGAAACATTAACTATGGGTCTTGAATTAACTACAACTGTTTCTACTGCACAAGCACGTGAAACAATTGCTAACATTAAGCAACGTGCTCCAACTCGTTACTATACACAAAATCGTATGGTCAATGGAGAAGATTACAATAACTTCCCATATACATTATACAGTTCAATCATTAAATCCAAAGCAATCAACCGTTCAAGTGTTGGTGTATCAAAGAACTTAGATTTACTTGATCCAACAGGCAAATATTCAAGTACTAACAGTTTTGGTAGTGATGGTGCATTATATCAAGATGATACTGACGGTAATTTAACACTAACTATTAATAACACCAGCGATATTATTGCATTCTTTACCGATACACTAGCCGCGGCTCTAGCAGACAACAATGCAACACAATATTATATTCAAAATTATACTAGATACCCTGCACCAACAAATCCTTCTGTACTTTGGAGAACAAGTTCGGTAGATTCAGGAACAGAGTCTGGTTATTTCTATACAGTAAGCGGTAGTTTAGAATCACCAATGTCAGTTGGAACATTCTCAACTAGTAATCTTAAGTATATCACAACTGGTGCAATTTGTAAATTTACTGCACCTTCAGGTTTTTACTTTGATAATAACAATAGACTAGTAGCAGGTATTGCACCATCTGGATATTATAATTATATTTGGACAACTATTTTAAACGTTATCGGTGATGGTAGCAATAATAGCGAAGGTAGTTTTGCAAATGGATCAGGCCCTATTAGATTAAATGGTTATGTTCCTAATGGTGTTACTCTATCACAGATTATCCCTGTGTTCGATAACTCGTTGTCAACAACATTGATTCAGGAATGTATCATTAGAATGGAATTGCAACAAGACTTTACTCTTGTGTTTAACAATTCATTAACTATTAACCAAGAACGTTGGTCAATTCAGGCATTTACAAATCCTAATTACTTTGTGAAGTTTACAAGTCTAGGTAACAATAGATATTCTATTACTTACAAGTCATTGACTTATTACTTTGGTTCAGTGGCAGATACTAGATTTACTTTTGCAAGAGATGAATTAGTATATGATCCGTTCTCAGGTAAAATTATTCAAGATTTTATTAACATGCTTGGTGTCAACTCACAATACAATTCAAGCAACCCAATTGGTAGAGATACTAAAGTAAATATTTTAGGTCAAACAATTGAATCAGATGGTTATGTTAATGATTTCCAAGTAGAAGTTGCGGCAACTGATGTTAACAATCGTGAATTGATTTTAAATCCAGATTTCTTTAGTGACATTACTGGTTATGTAACCGGTGGTGCCAATATTGGTGTATATGTTTTCTTTGAAACAGTAGAAGACGCAATCAGTTTAACACGTGAATATATTATCCCAACATCTGATGTTATCTATCAGTATGGAACTAAGACACAAGTTGAAGTTGTAAAGTATGATTATCCATTAGGACAATTATTCTATGCATATACTGAAAACAAATTTTATAAATCTGTTCAGGATCAAACAGTGACAACTCCATCATACATTATGACTGAACAACCACAGTATAATGTAAAGCCTGGTCGTCAAGGATTAAGTTTCCAGTATAGACATAACTCAAACAACACTACACGTATTGATCCAGTAACAACTAACATTATTGACTTGTATGTTGTTACTCAGGCTTACTATACAGCCTATACAAATTGGATTACAGACACTACAAATACTATTGCAGAACCTGATAGACCAACTATTAGTGAACTAACAACTGAGTATAGTCAAGTGCAAGATTTTAAAATGTTAAGTGATGCAGTGATCGTAAATAGCGTTGTGTTTAAACCATTATTTGGGCCAAAGGCACCGTCTGCATTACGTGGCACAATTAAAGTTATTAAAGCAAGCAATGTTAATGCAAGCGATAGTGAAATCCGTAGTGCAGTTTTGTCGGCAATGAATAATTATTTCAATGTTAACAACTGGAACTTCGGTGACACTTTCTATTTTTCAGAATTAAGTGCTTATCTACATGCACAATGTGGTGAACTTATTAGTTCTGCGGTACTAGTACCAAACGACCCTACACAACCTTTTGGAGATTTGTATGAAATAAAATGTATGCCTTACGAAATTTTCGTAAATGGCGCAACAGCAAATGATGTATTGGTCGTCCCAGCACTCACGCCCGCTGAATTACAGGTAAGATAAGTATAGATATGGCTACAAATAGAGTAAGAACCCTTAATTTTCTCCCAGAGATTTTCCAAACTCCAACTAATGCTGAGTTCTTAGGAGCGACATTAGATCAGTTAGTTAATCCACCCAACACAACTAAAATCCAAGGCTATGTCGGTAGTAAGTTTGGTTATGGCGTAAATGCTAAAGACTATTATGTTACTGAACCTACTAAAGTTCGTACAGATTATCAATTAGATCCAGGTGTTGTCTTCACTAAAAAGAATTCACCAATTGCACAGGATTTTATTACTTATCCTGGTATTGTTGATGCATTGAATCTTCAAGGTGGAGTAACAAATAACAATAGTAGATTGTTTACTAGTCAATTCTACTCATGGGATTCGTTCACTAATTTAGATAAGATCATTAACTTCAACGAATATTACTGGTTGCCTACAGGCGCACCCGCTGTAACTGTAGCGTCTGCCACTGTGTTTGCTACTAACGATTATGTTGTAACAGACTTAACTAACGGTTATAGCATTAGAAGTTTGGGATCAGAGTCAGGAACAATCAATCCAACTCTTACATTATTGCGTGGTGGTACATATCGTTTCTTAGTTAATCAGCCATCACAATTTTGGATTCAGGGTGAGCCAGGCGTTACTGGATATAGTTTAACTCAGCCTAATTTGCCAGTACGTGACGTATATGGTGTATCAAACAATGGTGCAACACAGGGTGTAGTGACATTTACTGTTCCTTCTAAAAATGCTCAGGATGAATATAATTTCCCAGGCAACAATGTAGTTGACGTAGTAAGCACAACACCGTTCTCAGAAATCAACAGTCAGCGTTTAGCAGACGTTGGCAATATCGATGGTATCACTGCCCTTGATGGCTTGCGTGTGATGTTCTATGACACCGGCGTACCAAATGAAATTGGATATGTTCAATCATTCTTTGGTGAAACAAACTATGATACAAATAATGATTTAATCGTTCCTCCTCTAACATTGACAATTGGTAGTACAACTACTAGTTACCTACAGTTAGCATCAGGTGATACATCAGTATTAACTGAGGGACAAACAGTTACATTCGACAATCCAGTATTTGGAAATGTAATCGGTGGTGACATTTATTATGTTAATAACATTTTAAGTTCAACTACATTTACAATCGCATCTCAACTAAACGGTCCAGATTTAGTATTGACTGTTGGTTCAGGTGCAATGACTATGAATGCTAATCAAGGCTTGTATGAAGAAGGTTTCTACACAAACGTAGCCGAAAACTTCTATCGTATTGAGTATGTTGGTGATCCTTCTGACCCAGTATTAAGATTGATTCCAGATGGCCTAATCTCAACAGAACAAAAAATTATAGCCGCATTTGGTACTCAATGGGTTTCTAGAAACTTCTATCGCAACACTATTGGCGTAATCTCATTGATTCCATATATTACTGCTCCTCTTGATACATTGTATTATCAAGATGGAACAACTGCGAATAAAGTTGGTACTATTCGAATCATTGAAAGTAACTTGACCAATACTATTAATGTTGAAGAAGATATCTTGGGTAAAACTAATTATACTTCAACTAACGGTGTGGTCTTTACTAACGGCTTAAAAGTAGAGTTTGACGGAGATGTTATCCCTTCAAGTTACTTAAGTGGTCAATATTATGTTGAAGGCGTAGGTACTGGAATTGAATTAGTACCGGTCGACTCATTGGTATGTCCTGAAGATTTTACACTAAGTTCATATAATCCATATGACATTTTGCCATATGATATTGGAAACTATGACAGCAATTTGTTTGTACCAGTTGACCCTGATTATATTACAATCGCTAGAAATTCAATCAGTAGAAATGCATGGTCACGTAGTAACCGCTGGTTCCACATTGATGTAATCAACAACACTGCGTCATACAATAACAATCCAGATATTGTTACTACATATGCAACGGCTGCAAACAAAGCCAAAAGACCAATTATTGAGTTTTATCCAAATCTAAAACTATTTGACTCAGGTTCGTATGGTAAGAAAGCAATTGATTTTATTGATACTAGAACAACTGATGCATTGTCAACAGTTGCTGGTGCAGAAAACTTCTATCCAGACGTTGAAGTATACACCGCATACACTGCATCTATCACTCCACTAACAACTACTACTGCTACGATTACTGTGCCGGCAAGTGATACTACTGGCACATTCCAAGTTGGAATGTATATTGCTGACTCGCTAAGTGTGTTACCAACTAATACACAAATTACTGGAATCAGCGGAACAGCGACATTAACACTCAATGTTAATTGGCCAACTGAAACATCAATTGGTAGTACTACTAATGTTTCTATTATTGGCACAGATACAACTGTAGATAACTATGCATTGTTCCCAGAAGCAAGAATTGTTTTTGCGGCTGATACTGATCTTAATGTGCGAAACAAAATTTATGTAGCAAACTTTTCAACTCTTACACCAAGTTCAACACCTATTATTACATTGACTGTTGCTGAAGACGGTGAATGCTTACCCGATGACCAGTTAGCAGTATTAAGAGGCTACAACTATCAGGGTGAATCATTCTACTATACTGGTGTAGAGTGGAACGAAGCACAACAAAAAGTTACTGTTAATCAGGCTCCGTTGTTTGATATCTATGATGAAAATGGAATTAGTTTAGGTGATGCTGACATTTATAGAAGTACATCATTTACTGGTTGCACATTGTTTTCATATGGTATTGGGTCAGGGTTAGATGATTCTATCTTAGGATTCCCAATACGTTACTCATCAATTGATAACGTGGGTGATATTAGTTTTGATGTTACTTTAAACAGCCAACTATTTGAATACGTTCAAGGCAGTAACTCAATTACTGAAAAAGTAAACATTGGATATGTTCACAACTATGTAACACGTGGTAATTATGTAAGAGAATTAGGTTGGCAGACAGCCGTTGCACCAAGCATTCAATATCAAAACTTCAGTTTTGATTATGATGTTGCAAACCCAATTCTAACTTTTACATGTGACGTAGCCGCATTGCCTGACTTAGCAACAGATGAAAAGGGATGGCCAAGAGTTCAAGTATATGTTAATAACGTATACGTATCTCCTAACGATTACGCATATACAATTGGTACAAACACAACCACTATTTCATTAAGCATTGTTCCTGTTGAATCAACTGTAATTCAAGTATTAGTATTGAGCGATCAAGTAAGCAGTACTGCTTACTATGGTATCCCTATCAACCTAAACAACAATCCATTCAACCAAGATGTAACTACTGCTAACGTCGGTGATATTCGTCAACAGTATAGAGATATTTTCATTAATGCTCCAAATACAACTGGTGACATTTTTGGATCAAACAATTTTAGAGACTTAGGAAATCTTGTACCATATGGCACAAAGATTATTCAAAACAGTGCCTCACTAGTATTGCCAGGAACATTCTTACGCAAACAAGAGCATAACTTGTTTGATTCATTATTATTCAATAGCCGTGAATATGTTAAGTATAAGCAATTACTAGTTGACACAGTTAACACTACTGACTACGTTCAACGTTATACTCCTGCTACAATTTTAGATTTAGCACTAGACACAATCACTGCATCTAAGAGTGATTTGCAAGCATTCTTTTGGTCAGACATGCTGCCAAGTAAGGCACCTTACAGATCAAATACATATACGTTTAACAATGATCTAGACAATGCAATCTATCCATTAACTAAAGTTTATAACTTTAGTTCAGCAAACTATGAAGGTGTTCTAGTTTATCTAAACAGAACAGTAGATGGTGTTCCTCTACAAAAGCAATTGCTTAAGGGTGAAGAATATGTTATCAGTTCTGATTCACCATCATTAACTGTAACTATCAATCTACTTGCCGGTGACAAAATCACTATTAATGAATATAATCAGACATATGGTTCATATGTTCCTAATACTCCAACTAAGTTGGGACTATATCCTGCATTTGAACCTGCAGTTGTATTAGATAGCGATTACACTCAGCCCACATATTTCATTAAGGGACATGATGGTTCATACACTAAATTGTATGGCGATTACAATCCTACAGCAGGTGTTCTAGTTGACTTCCGCGACCAAGCATTGCTTGAGTTTGAAACTAGAATTTACAATAACTTGAAGTTAAGCACTATTGTTCCAATTGAACGTTATGAAATTGTTCCTGGATTCTTTAGAGACTCAAGTTATTCATATGACGAGTTTTTGCAAATTTATTCAACTAGTTTCTTAAACTGGGTTGGTCAAAACCGTATTGATTATAAGACTCAATATTACAATCGTAATGATGAATACACGTACAACTATACAAACAGTGGAAACAAACTAACAAGGACTCCAATTCAACAGGGTTATTGGAGAGGTGTATATGAATATTTCTATGACACTACTACTCCTAACGAAACACCTTGGGAAATGTTAGCATTTGCTAATAAGCCTGATTGGTGGGAAACACGTTATGGTCCCGCTCCATATACAAGTGACAACGGCATTCTATGGGGTGACTTAGAAATGGGGTTGATTTGGAACAATGGTAATCCATATATCCAACCTGAACTAGCACGTCCTGGCTTGTTAGATATTATTCCAGTAGACAGCAATGGAGATTTATTGTCACCATTAGTTTCTATTGTAGGTAACTATAATCCAAACACATTCCAGAAAGACTGGAAAGTTGGTGACGATTCACCATCAGAACTTTCATATCGTAGAAGTTCTACATACCCGTTTGATCTAACAAGAATTTTTGCATTGACTCGTCCTGCAGAATTCTTTAACTTGGGCGTAGACTTAGACAACTACAAATATAACGAAGAATTTAATCAGTATCTAGTTAATAACAGAAGTCACTTGATTATCAGTGATATTGAAATTTATGGTAATGGTACTGCTAAGACTTCATACATCAACTGGATCGTTGATTATGAAAAGCAATTAGGTATTACTGCAACAGAAAATATTACAACTCTATTAGATAACTTAGATGTTCGTCTAATCTATCGTCTTGCAGGTTATAGTGATAAGACTCTTCTTAAGTTTTATGTTGAGAAGGGTACACCTAACTCACGTAATGCTTCATTGTTGATTCCAGACGAATCATATTCAGTGTTATTATATGACAACCAACCCTTTGATAGATTGGCATATAGTTCTGTAGTCATTCAGCAAGATCAAGGCACATGGAGTATCTATGGAAATGGTCAAACATTTGCTTACTTTAATATTTTAAATCCAATACAAAATGGAAACTATAACAATGTTCAAGTTGAAAAACTAAAAGTAAAAGTTGCTAAAGATTATTCAACTACTGAAACAGTAGTACCATATGGAACAAAGTTCTATAATGTACAAGAAATAGCACAGTTCTTGATGAGTTATGGCGCTTGGCTTGTTGACAAAGGCATGGTTTTTGAAGAAATCGAAAATGGCGTAGGCATCACATGGCAACTAATGGTAGAAGAATTCTTGTACTGGACTCAAACTGGTTGGGAAGATGGTAGCGTTGTTACGTTAAACCCATCTGCAACAGTTATCAAAGTTGACAAAGAAAGTACAATTGTACAGCCATTAACTTTACAACAAACTAACTTTGTTCTAAATCAAAACTTGTACCCAATCTCAATTAATCAATTGTGCATTACACGTGACGATACTTCATTCAGAGCGCATACTCTAAACCAGGGCGACACAATGTCATATGGTCAATTTGATTTAAGTAACTTTGAACATGGTATTGTATTTGATAATACTACTTTGTTCAATGATATCATTTACAATCTTGTTACTGGTCTCAGACAAAATCGTATCACTGTTCGTGGCACAAAGACCGCAGAGTGGAACGGTACAGTTAATGCATATGGATTCATTCTTAATCAGGACAATGTTAAAGAGTGGAATACTACAGTAAAGTATACTAGAGGTGAAATTGTTCTATACAAGAACAAATACTGGACTGCTCTTAGTATCATTGAACCATCAACAGTATTCAATGAGCGTAATTGGAAAGAAACTGATTATAACGATATTCAAAAGGGCTTGTTGCCAAACAGTTCAACACGTTCTTACGAAAGCGCATTGTACTATAATGTAAACGAAGCGAACCTTGAGCAAGACGCAGACTTGTTGTCATTCTCATTGATTGGATATCGCCCACGTGATTATCTTGCACTTGCAGATTTAACTGATATTACTCAGGTTAACGTTTACAAGAACTTGATTAAAAACAAAGGTACTCGAAATGCTGTTGAAGCATTTAAGGGCGCAAACTTGCCACAAGGTGGCATCGATTATGACGTATATGAAAACTGGGCAATTAAACAAGGTGAATTCGGTGGTGTATTAAACGAAAACTTTGTTGAATTTAAGATCAACGAAAACAATATGACTGGTAACCCGAGCATTGTTTCGTTGACTGAAGGTATGCCTACACCAGGCTCAATGCAAGAAGTACAATTGTATAATTTATATAATTATGGTCGACCTGTAAATTCTCCAAACATTCTAAACACTACAACTAATACAGCACCTAATAATTTATATCCAGATGCAGGTTATGTAAACTTTAATGACGTTAAGTTGTCTTCATACTTCTTTGCAGGATTGCCAAGAGGCGTAGATGCTAATAATCAGATTGTTCCTATCCAAGACTTTTACGTTAGAGATTATCTATGGATGGCAAACTTCAAAGACAAGTGGAATGTATTCTCATGGAAGCCAGTTGGTCAAATTCTACAAGTTCGTAACAACTTAAACAATACAGCAACAGTAACATTTAATAAGCCGCACAATCTTACTAAGTTGCAGCCAATGGCTATTATTAACTTCTCAACTACAGTAAATGGTTATTATATTGTAACTGATATCGTTAGTTTAACTGAAGTTACAATTAACTTAACAATTATTAATGCTAACCAAACTACTATTCAAGGTTATGGTATTGGTTTAGCATTCCAATCACAGCGTGTAACTTCACCGTCTGAAATTACAGGTCTTGATTTGCTTGAAGCAGAATTCATTAAGAATAAAGTTTGGGTAGATGAAAACACAGACGGCGAATGGGCAGTATATCGCAAGTCAATCAACTATCAATATCAAAAAGAATTGACTAAGACTAGTGCAACTACATTTGGTTCAGCAGTTTCTTATACTCCTGCAATGGGTTACTTAGTTAGTGATGCTGGTCAGGGTAAAGTATATCGTTATGCATACAATGCACTTACAACTGAATATGAATTAGCAGAAACGTTAACAAATGGTACATCATTTGGTACAACTATTGTACACAGTGATGACTTGTATGTAATCTCAGAACCGACTAGTGGTACACCTAAGGTATACATTTATACATTAAACAACAGCATTGTGTCTGATGATATCGTAACTTATCAGGCAGCAATTGCGGCGCCGGGCGGAGTCACTGATTGGGGTTCAGCACTTGCTATCTCTGATGATAAAAATTGGATTTACATTTCAGATATTGACAACAATAGAGTATATGTCTATCGCAGAGACCAAATCAGTCTAACCGATGGTTACTTGACTTCAGGTCAAACTTATACTATTACAAGTTTGGGCGACTCTGACTTTACCGCAGTTGGTGCTATTGAAAACAAAGTGGGTATTACTTTTGTTGCTTCAGGAGCAGGAACTATTGGTGACACCGGTACTGTAATGCAAGTTACATTTGTTGAATCAACTGTAATCGATGGTTCAGTTCAAGGTCTTGTATCAGGTGATGACTTTAGTAAGTCATTGACAACTGATTACAACGGTGATACAATTGTTATTGGCGCACCAAACAAAGACTACAGTGGTTCTATTAACAACTGGGGTACAGCATATCTATACCAAAGAACAGTACAAACTATTGAAGCACAATATAACACTGTAGGAACTGATCCACAAGTATTCCAACTAGCATGGACTCCTGCTGCCGGGTCAGCAAGAACAGGAAGCATAGTTTCTAGCAACTATATTACTGCTAATGCTTCAATGACAGGTTTTGCTATTAATGATCCAGTAATGTTTGCTGGAACTGATTTTGGTGATACTGGTATTTCTCCTAACACTGTTTACTATATCGAAGATATTTCAGGTAGTACTTTTACTATTAAAACATCACGTTCAAGTAATACACCGTTAACTTTAACTAATGATACTGGGTTGTCATTCAATATCTATGTACAAGTCAATCCATTGTATGTCTCTGTTAACGGAGTATTAGTACAAGATAATAATTATGGTGCAATTGGCTCAACATTCATCTACACAGGTACATTACGTGCCGGCGATGTTATTACTGTAAGCGACAATCAGTTCCAATTAGCACAAACATTTACTTCTGACTTTACTAACAGAACTAACATCACATACTCTTATGCAATGGATATCACTTCACCTGCATCTGAACTATTGATTGGTTCTCCGCTAGAGATTGACAATGACAATGTAGAAGGCGCGGTATATCGTTATACTAACGGCGGCGCCAAATATGGTGTAGTAATTGGTACAGGTGAATGTAATGTTACTACTAACAGAACAGTATTGTTGAATGGATATTTTGTAGCGTTAACAGCAGGTGACGCCGAGCATGTTGCCAATACAATCAACACTAACCAAGTTACTAACATCGAAGCATCTTACACTTCGGACAACAAACTTATTATTCAAGTTATCAATACTGACTTAGCATTGATTAATGAAAAGTTATTGATTAGTGCATTCGACAATGATACACTTAGTGAAATGGGTATTACTTTATATACTAATACACAAGTTATTAAATCTCCGCACAAGATGGGACCAACTCAATTTGGTTCAACAATTAAGTTCAACGAATTTGATAATGTAGTAATTTCTGCTCCAGTAGGAACTAGATATGAAGGAACAACATTTGATTTTATTGATGATGAGAACTTAGATAACGATACAGTATTCGATAACAACTCAACACGTTTTGTTGACACTGTACCTAATGCAGGTGCAGTATACATGTTTGATTATCTAGGCAACTACAATGAAAGCGTATTGAATCCAGGTGCATTTGTTTATGCTCAAAGCGTAAATGCGCAAGGTCAAGATATTGGTAGTCAGCCATACTATGGTACAGCACTTGAATTTAACAATAATCAAGTTGTAATCGGTACTCCAGGATTTAAACCAGCGGCTGTTGGTGGTGAAGTTGTTGTTTACACTAACCCAACTGGCATCGAAGATTGGACTGTATACAGACAATCATCTGCTATTGTTGACATTGAAAAGATTCAGAATACTCAACTCTTTAGCGCAGAAACCAATAACACATTAGTCAACTTAGATTACATGGATCCGTTGCAGGATAAGTTATTGGGTGCGGCACGTGAAAACATTGATTACGTATCAAGCGTTGATCCTGCTTACTATAACTCAGACCTAGCAGATCAAACAGGTTATGTTTGGGGCGCAGAACACGTTGGTCAAATTTGGTTCAACACTAATAACGTTCGTTGGGTTAACTATCATCAAAATGATGTAACATACAATGCAAAATACTGGGGAACTATATTCCCAGGATCAGACGTTGCAGTTTATACTTGGACTGCAAGTTTCGTGCCGCCGGCATCATATACTGGCGCAGGTGTTCCAATTGATGCTAACTTGTATAGCATTAGTAGCACAATTAATTCTAGTAACATTGTAGTTCCAGTATATTACTTCTGGGTACGTAACTCAAATGTAGTGTACACTAAGAGAGGTAAAACTCTATCGGATACAATCATTGCATCATATATTGCAAACCCACGTAATTCAGGCATTGCTTATATGGCACCTATATTGCCAAATACATTTGCTTTGTATAACTCGCAAGAATATATCAATGCTAATGACTCAGTGTTCCATGTAGGATTTGCTAACGGTACGACCGATGATGTTTCACATGAACAGTTTGCATTAATTAGAGAAAACTATGCAGATGACTTCTTGCCAGGACTACCGGCAAGTATTGCATTGCAAAACACTTCAACTACAACTAACGCAAATCCAGAAGGCCTATATGATAGATTGCTTGACTCTCTATGTGGCCTAGATGAAGCCGGCTCAGTTGTACCTAACCCATACTTGCCAAAAGCAGTGCAGTCAGGTATATTGGCTCGCCCAAGACAAAGTTTCTTCTTTAATAGATTCCTAGCACTTAAAAACTATTTGCTATATGCTAACACTGTGTTAGCACAGTTCCCAATTGCTGAAACAAGACAGAACGCAAGTTTCTTGTTTGCAACAGGACAATATTTTAACACTCCGGATTATTGGGAATACATCAATTGGTGGGCAACTGGTTATGACAACAACACTAAGTCAGCACAACAAGTTCCTATCTATGCAGACTTGGCTACACTTAACGTTGCAACAGGTACATTAGTAACAGTTGAACAAAACGGTGCAGGTAAGTTTGAAGTTTATAGATATGATGGATCAGGTGTTTGGACACGCATTGGTCTTGAAAACGGCACAATTCAATTTAAAGTTTTTCTATGGGATTACTTTGAAGCCAAGTTGGGCTTCGGTGGTGAATTCTTTGACACAGTTTCATATGATGAATATCCAAGCGAAGAAACTCGTTTCATTATTCGTGCATTGAATGAACAAATTTATATTGATGAACTAATCACATTTAGAAACAAGTCATTGATTCTATTGTTTGAATATATTCAATCTGAAACAACTGAATCACAGAACTACTTGCCATGGTTGAATAAAACTTCACTAGTAGATGTTTCTCATACTATTCGTGAGTTGAGACCGCTAGAGGTGTTCCAATCAGACAATCAAGATTTCTTAGCAGGCTACTTGAACGAAGTCAAGCCGTATCACGTTGTCATTAAAGAATTCTTGTTTAAGTACACTGGTACTGAAGATTACGTCGGCGACTTCACAGACTTTGATTTGCCAGCACAATATAACTCACAATACCAAAAGTTTATCACGCCTCAGTTAGTTTATGGCTTGCCAAATAACGAATATGAATATGGTGTTGATGATGAAATTTGGTCTAATCCTGAGTATTCACAATGGTTTGCTAACAAGGGCGTTGCTATTGTAGGTGAACCTAACTATGAAATTACTATCTTAACTTCATATTTGAACTTAAGTGCAAATTACATTATCGTTGACAATGCTCAAGGTTTCCCAATCAACGGTACAATTCGTATCGGCAATGAAGATATCGGTTACTCAGCAGTTGATCGTGCATTGAACTTAATTAGTGGACTACAGCGTGGTATAAATGGAACTTCTATTGTTGACCATTTCCCGGGTGAAAAGATTTATATTGATCTTCCGGCTGTACTTGTACTTGACGGTGGTCGTAGTTACTTAGAGCCACCAAGAGTTATTGCTTATATCGATGAAACATTGTATCCTGCACCATCAAGACCTGCAGTACTTGAAGCAGTGATGAATTTGGACTCAGTTCTAAGTGTTACTGTTGTTGATCCAGGTCAAGGATATGCAGTATTACCTGAAATTAGAATTGACCCATCAGTAAGAATTTTCTTTAACAATACTGACATTAACTCAGGATTGCATACTATTAGATTGTATGCACCTAACTTACGTACAGGCGATCTAGTACAGTATAAGCAAGGTGAAAACACATCTAGTGTTGGTAGACTTTCAAACAATCAATGGTACTATATCAATGTATTAGAATCTGATCCAACAACAATTGTTGCGCTATATTCAAGTTATGGTGATGCAGTAAACGATAGTAACAGAATTGAATTATTTGACAATGGTGAAGGTAATGACTTCTCGTTAGATTTAGGGGCCAAAGCATCTGCTATTACTTCTGCAAGCCCTGTTAGAGAAAACAATATTACTCTACGTTTTGACAGAACAACATATAACTCACAGGTACAAGATTGGGTATCAAGTGCATATTATGGATCATTCTTTGCTGGTAGTTATGACAATAGCGACAGTGTTTCAAGTTCATCAATCCAATTACAAAGCACACAGCCTTCTATTGATACTATCTTAGCAAGTGCGCAGGGTGTCGCATTTGAAATTGTTGACGTTAATAATGACAGACAATTAGATTGGTCTTCCTTCATTCGCTATGTTGAAGAGACAGTAGATGCCGGTCCAGGTTATGATGATGAAGATCGTTATTTCGTAAGACTATCATATGATAGTACTGAACCAAATGCATCTGGATCAACAATTGGTTTCTACGTAGGTATGCCAGTTAAGTTTGTTGGCGTAGGTGTTGGAGGCTTAACACCAGACACAACTTACTATGTTACAAAGGTAATTAATGATTCTGATTTCTCAGTATCACTAACCGAAAATGGTTCAGTTGAACCGTTGACTGATGCAACAGTTGGACTACAGGGTCTACAGTGTTATGTTGCGGCTGTAACTGATACTGCAATCTTGACTGTTAACTATCCAGGTATTATGCAAGTTACTGCAACTCAAGCACAAACTAATGCATTGACTGTTCCAACTAGTATCGTTGGTACAGGTGGAACAACTGGTTTCTATACTAACTTACCTGTATTCTTTACTGATGATGTGTTTGGTGGCGTAACTGAAAATCAAGTTTATTACATTACAACTGTAATTGATGATGAAACATTTACTATTTCTGAAAATAAAGATCCATTAACAACCACTGCAACTGTGACTGCAACCAATGATAGAATCACTGTTTCATCTACTGATGGATTTGCAACTAACGATCCAATTATCTTTACTGGAACTACATTTGGTAATGTTGTTGCAGGCACAACTTATTATGTAAGTGAAGTAGTAAGTGCAACACAATTGACTATTTCTACTTTAATTAACGGTTCAGTATTCCAATTGAATAATGCTTCTGGTAGCATGTTATTAACAAGCCAAACAGATACAGTAACATTGTCAACTGCTACAGGTTCAATGACAATGAACGTATCATTGCCAGTAAGTCCTGGTCAAGTAAATGGTCAGTTGTTCACATTATATGACACTTCAGAACAATATCCAAATATCAGTTCTGGTACAATTGGCGACTTAATTGACAGAACAATTAACGCAACTATCACCACAGTTAATAGAATTGCTATTAAAGAATCTGAAGGCGGTACTGATAACTTCTATGTAAACATGCCAATCAGAGTGGGTTCAGCAATCGGTAACTTGTTGACAGCAACAACTTACTATGTGATTGAATACTCAGGTATGCCAGATGGATTAGGTGGATATCTACCAAATATTGAAGTAGAAGTATCAAGCACTTCATCATCAACTAATAGATTGACATGCACAACAACTGAATCATTATACGTTGGTATGCCAATCGTATTCAGTGGTGTTGCATTAGGTAACCTAATTATCGGTCAAGAATATTTCGTAGAATCAATTCCAAGTTCAACTACATTTAAGGTTACTGACGTAGCCGGTGGAAGTGCTATTACTTTGACTACATCAAATGGTATCATGGTAGGTACTGGCGATCCTTACATCGTAGTCTCAGCAACATTGGGCGGTGGCGAATTTGCATTGACAACAAGTACTTTAGGTTCAAGTCTAATTCAATACACAACAGGTGTACCTGAGTTTACTATTTCTTATGTATTGGGTGGTTACAGAGCAATCATTACAGACGCAGGTTCAGGATTTGCAATCAATAACACAATTACAATCAGTGGTGACGAAGTTGGTGGCACAAGTCCAACTAACGATATCACATTGACTGTTAACACTATTGGTACTAACGGTGAAATCACTGATGTGATCTGTGCAGGTACTGTACCAGCAAGTTCATCACAGTATTACTTGAAGGTAGTAACACCAAACACATTAGCAGTGTACTCTAACCCATTGATGACAGTACCTGTATCAGGTATTGACTTTGGTTATGTAGGCTTTACTTCTGCATCAGTAACCGGAATTAACTCTGGTACTGACGCATTAACTATTGCAGATACTTCAATATTCAATCAATATGATGGAGTAGTCTTCACCGGTGATACTAGTGTTGCAGTAACAAATATTGTTGCAGGTACAACTTATTATGTCTTAGACATTTTAAATGGAACTACATTTACTATTTCAACAGTGCCCGGAGACGCAACTACTATTGTTAATATGGTAACTACCACTTCAGTAGATTTCACTATTGCTAAGGTGGGAAGTTTTGCACTATTACCGGAACCATTCTACTTCAATCAGTCAATCGTTAAATTTAACGGTCGTGTATATGTCTGCGTTATTTCTAACAATGACCCAGAGTTTGTATTTGGTAAGTGGGAACTACTAGATTCAGGTGATCGTAGATTAAATGCACTTGATCGTGTAATTGGTTATTACGAACCAACAATCAATATGCCTGGCGTAGACTTGACACAATTGTTTGAAGGTATCTCATATCCAAATGCAATTTACTATGGTAACCCGTTTGAACCGGCGCAACAGTTTGAAGTTGATACTGTTTTAACAGACCAACCATTCTACCCAACACAAGTAGATGTTACTTCTGTTCTATGGAATGGCACTCACTATCTAGCATCAGCAAATCTTCCTGACTATTCAGCAGTAATCGGAAGTGCTAATGGCGAAAACTGGGGCATTGCTAAACTAACAAACGTTGGTATCGGTTCTACTGATATTATTAGAGCAGGTGGTTTTTATGTAATGACTTCAACTAACTCTGCAACCCCTGTGTTCAGAAGTAATGATGGCATCACATGGACAACTAATGGTTACTTTACTCCATATGACGCAACTCCGTTTGCTGATGTTCCATACGATATGACTTCAATTAGTATTGCGGCTCTTGCGTTACAGTCCGTTGCTTACCGTAATGGTTATTGGGTAGCAGTTGGTGACAATATTGTTCGCAGTCCCGACACATATGTTTGGACAGAAGTCAACACGTTTAATCCTGCATACGGCAATGAATTATACGGAGTTGCAGGAGTTGATTTAGAATCATTCAGTGGATTTATCGCAGTTGGTAAAGGAAAACGCCCTGATTATTCAACTGGTTTAACAGAACTAGTCGATACTAATTTGATTTTATACAGTGCTACTGGTCAAAATTGGAATGAAGCCAATACACTAACTCCTAATGGATTATATGGCATAGCAAGTGATGGTACAATTGCAGTTGCAGTAGGTGAGTCAGGCGTCGTTTATTACAGTGGTAACGGTTCTAACTGGTTAGGTGCAAATGAAGTAGAAATCATCTCAGTCAATACTTCTACTAACGAAATTAACGTAACTAATACTGCTGGCTTTGCGGTAAATGATACTGTGCGCTTTAGCATCGCATTTGGTGGACTATCAACTGGAACTACTTATTATATCGAAGACATTATTTCTGCAACACAGTTGAAAGTCTCTACATCATTGGGTGGTAGCCCGGTAACTCTAGTTAATACTAGTATCACTCAACAAACAATGATGACTTTGTATGATGCATTAGACGCAACCCCAGCAACACTACGTGACGTAATTTACGCTAACAGTGTATGGATTGCAGTAGGTGACGATGGTACTATTAAAACATCAAGTGATTACTTAGTTTGGACATTGCAAGATTCAGGTACAATTGAAAATCTAAACGGAATTAATTGGAACGAAGATACTTCAAACTTTATCGTTGTCGGCGATAACAATACAATTCTTGTTTCAGATGATAACGGTGTTACATGGACAAGTTCATCATTGTTTACTGTTGCTCCAACAGTCTATGATGTTCAAGGTGCACCATTCGAGTTTGGTTATGGTCCAGAAGAATTAGTACCAGGTGTTATTACAGATAATCTAGCAATGATTGTTACAACACGTCCAGGAACAAACTGGGATGTAGCAGAATACTCACACTCTGGGTATAATGTTGTATCAGTTGAATTATCACCGACAAGTGAATTCCAAACTCAATATAATTTCAATAAAGTTGTTCTATATCCAGTGCAAGTTTTTGTGCAAGTGTTAGATGCAACTACATTGCTTGGCACTACATTAAGCACTAGCGCATATACAGTGGATTGGGTAAACAAAACAATTACATTGGATACTCCTCTATCAATCTTACCTGCACAAAAGTTAAGAATTGATGTATATGAAGTAGGTAATGGCGATCAGTTAGTTAAATCTAATACTGATACTGATCCTATCAGAGTAAATTCTGTAACAGGATTTGATGAAATCTATCTAAGTTGCAACTACAGTGAGAACATTTTCAATGGTAGTGGCGTAATTAGACCTGGTACAAATGCAATCGAAGTAGAAGCAATCGCTACAGATTCATTAACCGATCGTATTACGTGCGTAAGCGTTGAAGATTTAGTGCTTAATAGCCCGATCACATTCCAGGGTGTTGTATTCGGTGGTGTCGCAGAAGAAACACAGTATTATGTTAAATCAATAAGTTATGCTACTAATGCAATTACGATTTCTGCATCTTATAACGGTATTACTGGTACTGCAGGCCCAACCCTTTCATTGACAAGTGCAACTGGTTCAATGTTAATTAATATTCAAGTTGGTACTGGACTTGTTTGGACAGACCCAATTGTATATCACAATGGGGTACAACTTGTATTGGGTAAAACAGGTAGTGTAACAAAGACTAACTCAGTCAACAACTCAATCACAACCAATTCGACTGGTGGATTAGTAGTTGGTACTCCAATCGTGTTTGGTAACACAATGTTTGGAGATGATATCACACCGTTAACAACATATTATATCGCATCAATTGTAGATGGTAACGAGTTTACTATTTCAGAAACTTTGGGAGGCCCAGTTAAGGTTCTTACTGATGCAACAGGTGGTGCATCATTTATTAGTAATGATTATGCGTTTGGCATTCAACCAAACGGCATTGCTGCCAAAATGATATTTGCTACTGGCAATTATGATAACAGTACTGATTTTATCTCATATTCAATCTTTGGTGAAACACTTCCTGCACAATATGGATATACTTTACCTCAAGTTGAAGAATTTACAGGCAACGGTTCAAGTTCATCATTTAACTTAGATAACTTTGTTGGTGATGATAATGCTTATAACGCTATTGTTGAGATTGATGGAGTAAGACAGACTATTTCTCAATACACAATTGATCCAAGTCTTAACACAGTGAACTTTATTAATCCGCCGGCTGCTGGTGCAACCGTAAGTGTAACTTCATACAATGATACACAAAGACAATATCTTATCTCACAATATGGTATTACAGGTACACCTGGATCAGCATTCGTTACATTGACTGTTGGTACAACGACTCACACCGAAGGTACTTACGATCAAGATACACCAATTGCACAGTCTTACGACCAAGACACTCCGTCTGTAGTCGCATATGATGAGAATTTGAATTATTTAACTCTCTCATCAGGCAACACAAGTTCATTGAATGTTAATGATTCAATTATCTTTAGTGCGCCAACTATTGGTGGAATTGTTGCAGGTCAAACTTATTATGTTACTGAAATTTTAAGTTCAACTGAATTTGTAGTTTCAGAGACAGTTGGTGGTGAAGCAGTACAACTTACTAATGCTTCAGGTGCAATGCTTTCAACTGCAAACGGTTTAACAGTCGCCGCTATCTCTAATATTACTAACGTAATTGCGCCCCCAATCGCAACTACATTTGCAACTGCATCAACTGCTGGTTCACCAAACGAGATTACAGTCGATTCAAATGATAACTTTATTGTAGGACAGACTGTTCAGTTCTTTGGAACATCTTTTGGTGGCATTGCAACTAATGGTACAGTATACTTTGTTGATTCAAAAGTTGGTTCAACTAAATTCACAATCAAAGACCAAGATGGTAACCAAATTGTAACTACAAGCGGCTCTGGTAACATGCTAGTACAAGTCGGTGGAACACCATCAGTACGTGTAACTACTGCAATTGCTAATGAATTTGGAGAAAACACTTTAATTCGAATCGATGGAACAACTGGTTCAATTCAGTTGAACAACAACGTTTACTATGCTAAGATTATTGACAAGTATACTTTTGATTTGTATACTCAGCCATATGATCCTGCACTCAGTGCAGTTAACTACCCAGTTACTGCGGTAGCATCATATACCGGCGGCGGATATACTTGGAGAGCAGGTACATTCTTTATCATTACTACTCAAGCAACAGCAACAGCAACTACCGGTAGAATTACTGTAAGTTCTACTGCTAACTTAGTAGTAGGTACTCCGGTAATCTTCACTGAAGTTGGACAGCAAGCCGGTAATACAATTATTGGTGGTCTAGTACAGGGTACAACTTATTATATTAAGGAAATCTTTAGCCTTACACAGTTCAGCGTTTCAGCAACTAGAAATGGAACTACATTTGCATTAACAAATGATACAGGTCCTGCTAACGTAACTCAGTGGGAACAAGTAAACGTAGATCGTTTATGGGTAACTGTTAACGGATTGCGTGTACCTTCAAGTAAGTTACGTGTAAATGCAGACAACGAAGTAAGTATTCTTACTCAAATTATCCCAGGTGATGAAGTCATCATTACAAGTATGATCCCTCACGCAACCCCTGACGAAGAGATTTACATTAACTTTGTAAATCAAATCAACGAAGGAACAGTGTATAGAGATAATACACAGACTAGAACTTGGTTAATGCAACCAATCTATGACTTGAGTACTTTAATTTATGTTAATGATGTAACTAGATTAACTGATGTTGTGGTACAAAATGTAACTGCCCCAGCACTAGTCAACGGCTATTATTATATTGGTCTAACCGCAGATAAAACAATTATCACTGGAGTTCAGGTCTTAAATAATACTACGGGTAATGAAATTGATAGTGATAATTTTGAAGTGATTATTGAGAATTTGGCTCCAGTCTTGAAGATTGCAGCCGGTGCATATATCACAGCCGGAAACTCATTAACAATCAATACTCTTGCAGGTAACATTATCTACATTAATGGAGAAATTATTAAGTTCGGAACAGTAGACTTTGTTAATAACACTTTGGGTCAACTACAACGCGGTGCTAACGGTACTGCAATGCAGACATTAATTCCAACTTATACTGAAGTATATGGATTGTTGACTAATAATCAACTTCCAAGTGTCTATTATGGTCAAACTTGGAATTCATATAATTTCAACCCAGTTGAGGGAGATCCATTGCAGATTAGCGATACTGTCCCTGCACAATTCTTACATGTGGATATTACCTAAATGATAAATAAAGAAATGAATGAATATAAATCAAAAAGTGAAGGAAATCAAGTTGACCGTCCTGGTCCTAAACCCAATGAAGTTGGTGGATTTTACTTCTCTTCTAGTGTGAAGATTTTTGATCCGAATTCGAAAGAAGTAATACTTCATAAAAGAGGGGATGATTAATGTCTTTGATTACGTTATCGTATAAAGTTGAGGGTTTTCTTAAGATTTACGACCCTAATAACGGGGAAATTTTCGTAGAAAAGAAAAATGCTATCAACTACGAGAATATGTCAGAGGCTATCGCTGATACTCTGAGTAGTCGTGGTTATGGAGAAATCTATCAAATGGCTTTTGGTAATGGTGGTGCATCAGTTGATGAAACTGGCGTAATCACTTATTTGCCACCTAACGTGACCGGTCAGAACGCCGCTCTATACAACCAAACTTACGAGAAGATTGTAGACGATACCAGCGTTTTCAACTTAGACCCAACACGTAACAAAATGACAGTTTTTCACACCACAGGTCGTGTTTATACTGACATTCTAGTTCAATGTTTGTTAGATTATGGTGAACCTTCAGGACAGGCAGCGTTTGATAACAGCACACAAACTGATAGTTCTTACACATTTGACGAATTAGGTCTGTTGGCCAACTATGGAACAGACAGTAACGGTGACATAATTACCCGTCTATTGACGCATGTAATTTTTCACCCTGTTCAAAAATCGTTGAACAGACAGATTCAGATCGATTATACAGTTAGAATTCAGAGTCTAACTAATTTGGTTACTATCTAAGATAAATAAAGATAACGGAGTGATTGAAAAATGGCATATACAATTGTAAAAAGTGATGGTACAGTCCTAACTACCATTGCTGATGGTACTATTAATACGACTAGTACTTCTTTGGGTTTACCGGGTAGAAACTACGCCGGTTACGGGCAGTCTTTGGACACAAACTTTGTCCACGCAATGGAAAACTTTGCAGATACTACCCCTCCCCCAAACCCACTGCGAGGTCAACTTTGGTACAACACCAACAATAGTACTCTTTATGTGTGTCCAACAGACGGTGAGGGCAATGCTCTAGCATGGTTAGCACTAACTGCTACATCATCAGGTGGTAATACATCATTCGGTGCAGTCACAGTTACTGGAAATCTTTCTTCAAATAACTTATCTGCAACTAATGAAGTGACTGCAAACGTATTCACCGCAAGTTATCTTTCAATCTCTGCAAATGCTAACATCGCACAAGCAAATATCACTGCCGCAAATATTGGTACACTAACTACTACTGCTATCACAACCGGATCAGCAACTACCGCAGGTACGTTGACTGGTGTTTGGACAATCAATGGTTCTGCAGGCGGTAATAATGCTAATGCTGTTGTCTTCAATACAGGTGGTATTTACATTAATAACACTGGTAACTTGTTTGGTATTCGTACTGACAAGTACATGTATGCAAACGGTGATCCAATCTCATTCGCTGGTACATATAGCAACACAAACGTTGCAAGTTATCTAACTGTTTATGGTGGTAACATTCTTACTGTACAAACTCAAGCAACTGTTCTTACAACTGGTGCAAATACTACTGCAGGTACACTAACTGGTAACTGGACTCTAAGTGCTGGTTCTAGAATGCAAGCAACATACGCTGACTTGGCCGAGCGTTTCGCAGCCGACGAAGAATATGCTCCGGGTACAGTTGTTCAACTTGGTGGTGACAAAGAAATCACCGCAGTTCAATATGAATTGTCAGATGACATTTTTGGTGTTATCTCTGATACTGCGGCGTACTTGATGAATGCAGGCGCAGGTGATGATAAGACTCACCCACCGGTCGCGGTGTCAGGTCGTGTACAAGTTAAAGTTACAGGTAAAATTACAAAAGGTCAGCGTCTTGTCAGTGCTGGCGAAGGCATAGCACGTGGTGCTAATCCAGGTGAAGCATCTGCATTCAATACTATTGGTAGAGCGTTAGAAGACAAAACAACTGATGATTTAGGCTTTGTAGAAGCCATCGTCACGATTAGATAATAGGAATAAAAAATGGCATACGCACAATTTGGATTAATTCAAGCATCAGACTTTAACACGTTCGTAGGGGGTAACCCAACTACAACTGCTAATACACTGAATGCTACATGGGCAACAGGTGGCGGTACAGCCGGATATGGTCAAACCGCAGTTGCTAACGTTGCAGTAGGAAATACGGTAGTTGCTACGGGTCAATGGAACGCACTTGTGACAAATACGGCGAGCGCCGCAACCCATCAAGGATCAACAATTACTTCTGTTACTGCACCAACAGCAGGTGGTACTGTTACCTTCTTATCTGCTATTCCTACTAATTTGCAAACAGTTTATGGAAGTAGACTTAACGCAGCCACACAAGGTTCAACAACATCTAACACTGCTACTTATGGTTCAGCATGGTCAAATCAATTAACCTTTACACATACTGCAACTTTTGCTAATGGCGATGCCGCACGTTACTTCTTTAACTCAGGTGGTCAAATTAAAATGACAGTATCGCATCCCGGTGGTACAGGTATCAACTTATTGCTTAACAACTTAGCAAGTAACGTCGGTACTGTAGTTCAGTCAGCACCAACATCAGGTACTGTTAGTATTGTTGGAACATCATACGCTGGTATTCAGAAAGTTGGTGGAGGTGGTAATGCTCCTACTGTAGATTCTACTAAAGGCTATTATGGTATGACAACTGCCAACGCAACAGTGTTTACTCAAACTGCAAGTACTGGCCCAGCCGGATATTTAGGTACATTTATTCGCTTTATTGCTAAGTCAAATGGTACAGTTGGTTCAAACGGTGATGCCGGTTCAGTTATCACAATTTATACTATTTGGGACGAAGTTCCAGATGGTCTAGCCGCATCATCAGGTTCGGCAACTACTATGACATTATCTCTTCCCGAAACAACTAACATTGCAAACAGTTGGGGTGCAATTACCCTAGCAGGCACTGTATCTGGTTCATAATCTTTTTTAGGCACTACATGGTATCCATCTAAATACTCTTAGGAGTGTAAGATGGATACCAAAACTTTAATAGCAGACGCAAAAGCCAGATTTAATCATAACTCTGCAAAAGCATATCTCGCAGAGAAATACAACAATAAACTAATCATTGCAGAACAGGGCGGCTTGTGGAAAGCCGATCAACAAACCATTGCCTTTTTACAATCAAGTAATGTTACTAAGTTGGTAATGATAGACACTTTTGATAATCCAGTTGAAGTAAATCGTGATGATTTATTGGATAAGTTAACAAATGTATATCATTCTGTTATGTATGAATGGCATGCTGAGTGGAAAGAACTAGAGTCTAAAAGATGAGTCGAGGCGTAATACTATTTGCGTTTAACTCACCTAAATACAATTATTATGAAATGGCAGAACATACTGCCAAACGAGTTAGGCACTTTTTAAATCTACCAGTTACTATTGTAACTGATAAAGCATCTTTGCCCAAAGATGTGGAAGACGGAGTTTGGGATAAGATTATTAAAGTAGTCCCTGACAAAAACAATTTCCGTGATTGGGGGATGTGGATCAATAAAGGTCGTTATATGGCCTATGATTTAAGTCCATATGATGAAACCATTCTACTAGACGTTGACTATGTTGTCAACTCTAAAAAGTTACTAACACTCTTTGATATCGATACTGAATTCTGTTGTCACGATAGAACAAGTTTTCTAATGCATCCTAAAGTATCACAAGAATTATTATCAGCATATAGTTATGAAACATTGTGGGCAACTGTTATCATGTTTAGAAAAAGTGACAGAGCAGAACAAATTTTTAAATGTTTAGAAATGGTACAAAAGAACTATGAACACTACGCCAACATTCATAATTTTATCGCCGGTGTATATCGCAACGATTACGCTCTTACTCTTGCCCTCCGTATTGCTAACGGCCATAGTAGTGATTCCCGCGATGTTATTCCTTGGGATTTATTGCACGTTGGAAAAAATACGCAAATTTATCCTAATGTTAATTCCGAATTCAATACTGAATATACGGTGATGTTTGATAACTGGCAACGAGGTAAAATTCGTAAAGAATACATTACTATGAAAGATATGGACTTTCACTTAATGAACAAAGACTTATTCGAAGGGATTATTCACAATGGATAAAGGCTTTGTAATCATGGCACAGGGTAATGACTATGTTAAATGCGCTAAAGCATTAGAACGTAGTATTAAAAACGTTATGCCTAATGCAAACGTAACAATCATTACCACTGAAATGTTACCATATGGCGATCAAGCAGTTGATACTGATTGGAAGTTACAAAATGACTGGCAAGTATATGAAGCAAGTCCTTATGAATATACAATCAAATTAGAAGCAGATATGTATCTACCAAAGTCAATCGACTATTGGTGGGACGTTCTTAAAGAACGTGATGTAGTAGTATCAACTACAGCACGAAACTTTAAACAAGAGATTACTCCTGTTCGTGCATATCGTAGATTCATTGATGATAACAAGTTACCAGACACATATAACGGATTAACTTATTTTAAGAAGAGTGAACGTGCAGAACAGTTTTTCAAAGTTGTCAGAGATATCTTTGAAAATTGGGATGAGTATCGTGCTATCTTAAAGTGTAACAAAGACGAATTAGCAACAACAGATTGGGTATACGCACTAGCATGTCACATCATTGGCGTAGAGCATACTACACTTCCTAACTTTAAAGATATGTCAATGATTCACATGAAGCAGTTTATTAATGGAACTCCTAGTGAAGACTGGAGAGATGTATTAGTTTACGAAATATTACCCAATACACTACGAGTAAATACTATTCCACAAATGTATCCTTTCCACTATCATTTGAAAGACTTCTGTGATACAATACTGGAGAATACAAATGAATAACGATGAAGAATACATTTTAATTTGGGAAGCCCCCAAAATTGTAAAGCCCGAATTCAGACTTTACTATGATGATAAGGGCAAAGTTGTTACATACACTTGTGAAAAGTTAGAAGGCAATTATGTAGTAATTGATTCACAAACTTATGCCGAAGGCAGACCTGATGTAAGAGTACTTGATGGAAAGATAATTAGAGTTAGTGCTAACGCAGTTGTTTCTAAATTAGTTCCAAATGATGAAGGTCAAACTTGCGCGGCCGAAGATTTAAGTATTGTTCTCACTACCAAAGACAAAAAGATTAAGAAGCAAAATTGGAAATTAAAAACTTATGAACTCCGATGATATCATTGATGTAGCAGACTTAGACTGCATTTATCTAAGTTATGATGAGCCGCAGAAAGAAGAATTTTGGCTAAAGATTAAGAACATGGTGCCTTGGGCAAAGCGTGTTGACGGAGTCAAAGGTTCTGACGCCGCACACAAAGCCGCAGGTGAAATAAGCGATACAGAACGTTTCATTCTAATTGATGGTGACAACATGCCCGATGAATCGTTTTTTAATATGCAACTAGACTTTACTGGTCTTGACTCAAACTATCACCTTGCACAATATCGTTGGAGAGCAGTTAATGCTATCAATGGGTTGCGTTATGGCAACGGTGGCATGTCAAGTTGGACTAAATCATATGTTGCTGATATGAAGACACATGAAACTAGCGACGGAAGTGACGCTACGCAGGTAGATTTCTGTATGGACTCTGCCGATAATCTATACTGGGCAATGTATGATTGCTACTCAACTACGTATCCGAATTATACTCCCTTCCAAGCGTGGAGAGCAGGATTCCGTGAGGGTGTCAAAATGGTACTTGATCGGGGTGCAAAGCCCAGTATAGATGACTTTAAAGAAAGAGTTGCATCACGCAATCTAAACAACCTCACTATTTGGCACAACGTTGGACTAGATGTAGAGAACGGTATGTGGGCTATCTATGGTGCAAGACTTGGTACTTACATGACAATGCTTACAGATTGGGACCACAAGAATGTTATGTGGTTTGATAACTATCCCGTTATGTGGGAGAAATACAAGAACAACAATGCCGAATTAAGTGCTGAATTGATTGGTGATGAATTGCATGCAAAATTAGGACTACCTATCTGTACATTTAATGCAGAGCAAAGCAAATTCTTTAAGCGTCACTACAATGCAGACAAGCACAACTTGGGTCCTCTTGTTAAAGAGATGGATGTTATTAGAAAAATTGAGGGCTGGTAATGAGTTACGAAACAAACAGAATTAAAGATATCAGAGTTGTAGTTGAAAATCAATCAACTCCTACATTCTGTTTGGCTAAGTGGCATCACGTGACAATGTACTTGCAATCAGGCGAGACACATAGTTGTTATCACCCCAAGCCACACAAGATTCCATTATCAGAGTTGAAGGATAATCCTTCAGCATTGCATAACACAATGGAAAAGAAACTAGAACGTAAGATGATGCTTGAGGGCAAGAAGCCCGAAGGTTGTCAGTATTGCTGGAACATTGAAGCAATGGGTCCCGATTACATTAGTGATCGCCATATTCGTAATAGTTCAATCTTTACAGAAGAACGTTTTGAACAAACAGCAAAGGGTGCTTGGGATCAAAACATCAATCCAGAATACTTAGAAATCAACTTTGGTAACGAATGTAACTTCAAGTGTGGTTACTGTCACCCTAAGTACAGTACTAGTTTCTATAAAGAAATTGAAAAGTTTGGTCCCGTTACTAATGTTAAGAACCATCGTTGTGACATTGACTGGATGAAACTATATCAGCGTGAAGAAGAAAACCCATATGTTGATGCATTTTGGGAATGGTGGCCTGAACTACGTAAGACATTAAACATCATGCGAGTCACTGGCGGTGAACCCACACTTCACAAATCAACTTGGCAACTACTTGACAAGATTGAAGAAGACCCCATGCCTTGGTTAGAACTAAACATCAACAGTAATCTTGGAACAAAGCCAGTTCTCATAGAACGTTTAGCAGACAAGGTAAAGAAACTATCTGATGAAGGTAAGATTCAAAGTTTCAAACTGTTTACCTCATTAGATACATGGGGTGAACGTGCGGAATATATTCGTACTGGACTAGACTTAGAATTGTGGGAACAAAACTTCCACACATATCTAACACGTAGTGACAGTCCAATTACGTTTATGATTACATTTAATATCTTTTCAGTGACTTCATTTAAGTCATTGCTTGAAAAGTTCCTTGAATGGCGCAAGCAATATGGCTGGTATGAAGACAAGCCACACGACAAGCATCGTGTGCGTTTTGATACTCCATACTTGCGTGAGCCAATTCAATACGATATGAATATTCTTCCCAAAGAAGAATTCATGCCCTACATGTACGAATCATTGAAGTTTATGGAAGATAACGTTGATGATTCACGCCCTGACGCATTCACAACAATTGAATATGAAAAGTTCAAGCGAGTGGTTGACTATATGGCAGAGACAGTCTATGATGACAAGAAACTAATTGAGGGTCGTAGAGACTTTTACAATTGGTTTAATGAACTAGACGACCGCAGAGAAGCAGATATGCTTTCTGCATTCCCAGAAATGATGGACTTTTATAGATTATGTCAGGAAACAAGCCTAACTCATCCTCTTTCGTAAAGAAGTTATTGCTCGGTAAGAGCGAAACTTTTTGTATGAACCCGTGGATTCACTTGCATACTACCCCAACGGGTATTGCCGCACCATGCTGTATTGCAGAAAGTTGCGCAACAGAAGATGGTGTTGGCAATTCACGTAAACAAAGTTTAATGGAACTTGTCAACAGTGACAAGATGAAACAACTACGTCTTGATATGCTTACCGGTGTAAAGAGTGAAGAGTGTAAGAAATGCTATGAACATGAAGCACAGGATGTTGACAGTTTCCGTGTAATGACAAATCGTCAATACAAGCATGCAATTGATGACGTTATTGAAAATACAAACTTAGAAGATGGTTCTCTTAAAGAATTTAAGATGCGCTATTTTGATATTCGCTTCAGTAACATTTGTAACTTCAAGTGCCGTACATGTGGATCAGCATTCAGTACTCAGTGGGAACAAGAAGACTTAAAGAACAATGTTTGGTATGCAAAAGTTCACCCAAAGAACGACAGTAAAGAATTCTTGCAAGATGTTATTGACCAAATTGATAATATGGAAATTGCATACTTTGCCGGCGGTGAACCACTAATTACCGATCAGCATTATGTTCTATTAGAAGAAATGATTAGACGTAATCGTCACGATATTACTCTACGATACAACACTAACTTTAGTAACTTGAAGTTTAAGAATAAAGACATTCTTGGACTATGGAAACACTTTAAGAATCGTGTTGAAATTTATGCTAGTATCGATCATTATGGTCCACGTGCTGAATACATTCGTCACGGTACAGTTTGGGATGAGATTGAAGAAAACTTCTTGTTAGCCAAACAAACACCTTTCATTAACATTCAAATGAATACAGTACTAAGTGTATTCAATGCATTGACCTTTTTTGATTTTTACAAATATATTATTGATAAGAAAATGTACACCCCCAGAGATTCTGTCTTTACATTGTACAATATGTCAACACCAGAACACTTGACTTGTCATATCTTACCAGAAGAATATAAACTTCAAGCCGTTGAAAATATTAACAAGACTATTGCTTACATGAAAGATCATAACTTTAATGATGGACATATTAGTCAACTTGAAGTATGTCCCCAGTGGATCATGTCTCAAAATACATGGGAAGATCAAAAGAATAAATTTAGAGAAGAAGTTAAAAGATTAGATGCAATCCGCGGAGAAGCATTTCTAAAAACGTTTCCTGAAATTGGAGAATTATACAAAGTGAATAGATCAAAGATGTGGCCAGTATGAACAAAGACAAAGACTTTTTATTAAACGACAGCAAGACATTTTGCATGTTCCCCTGGGTGCATTTAAATGCTACTCCCAAGGGAGATGTATATCCTTGCTGTTCAAACGATTATACATTGCCTGTTGGTAATACCAAAAACAATTCACTTAAGGAAATCTTTAATAGTCCTAAAATGAAAGAGTTGCGTTTGGATATGCTTAACGAACGCAAGAATAAGATTTGTGACTTCTGCTACAAGCACGAAGAAGCAGGTCCACATAGTTTCAGAAACTATAGCAAAGAACATTTTGCACAACACTTTGATGAAACTGTTCCGACTACACAAGAAGATGGAACAGTAGAAGAGTTTAAGATGCGTTACTTTGACATTCGTTTTAGTAACATCTGTAACTTTAAATGTCGTACATGCGGTTCAGAATTCAGTAGCCAATGGGGTGCTGAGATGCAAAAGAACTTTGATCCAAAACATCCGATTGTTATTCACGTTGACGATGGTAAGGGTTCTGTACTAGAAGAAGTACTAACTCACATTGAGCATATCGACTTAGCATACTTTGCCGGTGGCGAACCATTGATTACAGACGAGCATTATACAATGCTTGAAGAAATGATTCGTTTGGGTCGTACCGATATCACATTGCGTTATAACACAAACGCAAGCAATATCAAATACAAAAAGCATGATATCTTAGACTTGTGGAAGCACTTTAAAAAGATTGAACTAAGTTGTAGTATTGACCATTACGGTGAACGTGCTGAATGGTTACGTAGTGGCACTGATTGGGGTAAGGTAGAAAGCAATCTACTAACTTTCCGTGACTTAGATTACGTAAACTTTCAAATGAATACTGTATTCAGTATTTTCAATTACTCAACAATTGGTGAGTTCTATCAGTATTTGAAGGACAAAAACATTGTTCGTAGAGAAGATTGGTATCATAGTCTTTATCTAGCAGTACATCCTAATTACTATTGCGCTAAGAGTTTGCCCAAAGAATTAAAGATTCCAGCGGCAGAAAAAGCATTAGCATGGGCAAAAGCAAATGAAGGTGATGGAACATCATTGTCACGTTTAATCACAGATGCGGTTAACTTTGCTAGTGATAAAGATCAATGGAAAGATTATCGTGGGGAATTCTTACAACATACGGCTTCAATGGATCGTATTAGAGATGAAAACTTCTGGCAAGTGTTCCCTGAATTAAATAAATTAAGAGACTTAGAGGAATAATTATGTCAACATTTTCAACTGATGCAGACTTCATCGACCACGACACTGGTAAAAAGGTCAAAAACATTATGGAAAAGTATTTAGATACAGTATATTCAGAAGAAACCTGTGATTTAATTATGACCGATTTACGCAATGAATTTGGCAGTGATGCCGATGCACAAGTAACATTAGATACAGATACAACAGAGATTGAAATTATTGTACGTGACGTTAAAAATCGTTTAATGAAATGTTCATCACTCACCTTGTTTAAAAATAGAAAAGTAGATGACGAATGGCCTACTGGTGGATATGGTGAAGGAGAACTATAATGGATAAAGCAGTTGTTAACAATTTAGTAGAGAATGGCAAGCACTTTTGTGTATTACCCTGGGTTCACTTTCACGCATGGCCTGACAGTCGTGTAATGCCTTGCTGTGTTGCTGATAGTAACATGCCTGTTGCAAAGATTGATGGAGATCAGTCTATCATTGAAATGATGAACAGCGAAGACTATAAAGAGATTCGCCGTAAGATGATGGATGACGAACCAGTTGAGGCATGTAAGCGTTGCTATGACTTAGAGTTGATGGGTACATGGACAATGCGTCAAAGTCATAACAAGCGCAAGGGCCTTGAGTATGCAGACTATATTACTGATGTAACTAATGATGATGGGAGTCTCAAAGAGTTTGAGATGAAGTACATGGACATTCGTTTCAGTAACTTATGTAATATGAAATGTCGTAGTTGCGGCCCAAGTTGTTCTAGTCAGTGGGCGCAAGAGTTTCAAGATCAGCGCGGGGAAGAAATGTTCAAGAAGTATTTCCCTAATCAAAAGATTGTGGTTAACAATAACGAAGACCAACAGTTCATGGTTAAATTAAAGCCATATCTAGCAGACGTTACTGAAGTATACTTTGCCGGTGGCGAAATCATTATTACTCCGGAACACTATGAATGCTTAGACTATTGGATTGAGAATGATTTAACTAATCAAGTTGAATTAAACTATACTACAAACTTTGCTACACTTAAGTACAAAAAGAATGTAGACTTGATTGAATACTGGAAGAAGTTCCCCAACTTGCAGATTTGGGCGTCATTGGATGCACACGGTGAAGTTGCTGAATGTATTCGTAAGGGTACTGACTGGAATAAGATCGTAGAGAACATCAAAGAGATTAAAGAAAAGGTGCCACACGCTAAGTTTCAAATCACTCCTACAATTAGTATTTGGAACATCTTTACATTCCCTGACTTCTTTGATTACATGATTGAGAATGGATTCATTGATACTATGTCAAGCCCACGTTTCAATCTTGCTACTAACCCATGGTATGCAAACATCATGATTCTACCTAAGCATGTTAAGCGCAGACTAACTGAATTATATCGTGTATATCAGGAAAAGTATAAAGATAACCATGATATCTATAATGGATTCAAGATGATTATCTATAATCTAAATGTAGGTGATGAGAACAAGGGCGGAGTATTAGAGTTCAAAAAGTTCAATGATGAATTAGATGAATTTAGAAATGAAAAGTTTGAAGATTTAGTACCAGAAATTAAAGAGGTGTATGAGTGGGCCGAAAGTTAATAGCGATTGAAGCGCCGGAACCGTATGTAGCAGTTACATGGCAAGTTAACAATTTCTGCAATTTCCGTTGCAGTTATTGTAATCCAGGTAACTGGGCCGGTGCCAATCCAAATAACGGCAACTTAGACAAGTACTTAGAAAATTTAAAAGTTATTATTGACCGCTACAAGAGCGTAGGATATAAACAGTTTAAGTTTTTCTTCTCAGGTGGAGAACCTACAGCGTGGCGCAACTTTATTCCTATCTGTGAATTCTTACACGAAGAATTGCCTGCATGTACTATTGCAGTTAATACTAATCTATCACGCCCACTAGCATGGTGGGAGAAACATCATCATTTGTTTGATGATATTGTAGCAAGTTTTCACGTGGAGTTTACCGACAAAGAACGTTATACAGAGAATTCAATTTATCTATGCGACAAAGTTAATTACTTGTCAAGCAAGATGTTGATGCACGATGAGCGTTTCTGGGAAGTAGTAGAGTTCGGTGAGGGCCTTAAGAAAGTAATGCCCAATTACTTTATTGAGTGGACTCCGTTATATGACGAATTAAGTCACGTAACCGGGCCTTGGCAATATAAAGATCCTGCCAAAGAAGAATTCTTTAAAACTCATAACATTGAAATGCATCAAAGTTTGCCTAAGCCAAACAAACGTGCTGACACAGTAAGTTATAGTCGTTATGATGATGACACCACATCATTCTGTAATGCTAATGAACTTATTGTCAATGGGGAAAATTTCTACAATGATTGGAAATGTAATGTGGGTGACTGCATCTTTATCAATCCTGTAGGCAAAGTTAGTTTAGCAAGTTGTGGCATGGGCGGGGACGTTGGCCACATTTTAGAAGATATTTCAGGTGTGGGCCCTAAGCAAATTACATGTAAGAAAGAAATGTGCATGTGCGGAACTGATATCATTATCCCCAAATTCCGTGTCGAATAAATAGCATGATGGAAAAAATTAAAATTGCTTATAGTTGGATTGGTCCAAGGGGACCGATTTGGAACACAGAGTTACCCAATATCTTAAGTTTCGCAAATGTGCAAGACGGTGCAGACGCACACTCTAGTATGTTTTGGGCTGATGATATGTGGAATAGACTATTCAAAAATCGTAAAACATTGTTTGAATTATATCCTACGCAAGCATTAGAACTTGACGATGATAGACCATTTATTTTTCCATTCTCATTAACATGGCGAATTGACTTTAGAAACTATTTCTGCGGCAGAACCGGCATATTAGAATTCTCACACACGCCAGGCCACTTGTTTCGTTTAGTAAGATATCACAATGGCTATTTTATGATTGACCATAGTGTAGAAGCATTTATGACTGATGGACATTTAGATGCAATGTATGGCTATTTTAGAGGCATTCATGGCTTCCCTATGCATAAGATTATCTATCTAACAGGATGCGTGAACGCAGAGAAACTCCATAATAACTATTGCGAGAAGCGTAATATTCCAAATACATTAGCAGAACGCATGACAGTTATTGCATATCCATCATCACATCAAATTCTTTCTACTAATATTGTAGATGCACCTGAAAAAGAACCTGAGTATATTCCTGAAAATATGCCCGACAAATTGTTTCTAATGTGGAACCGTAGATTTAGACAGCATCGCATTGAAATGGCATTGTGTTTAGAAAAGAATAAGTTATTAGATAGAAGTTATATCAGTTTTAGTAAAGATGATGTAGAAAACCCTAGTAAAACAATTGACAATACATTGGACTATCAAAATATTTTTGATAACAATGCTAATTTAAACTTAAACATGGACATACTACACACATTCAGTAGTAAATTACCATTGGTATTAGATGGTGAAACTGAAGTCAATAAGATGTGTACTGATTTTGACAATGAAACTAGACCCTTTTATCAGAATAGTTTAATTAGTATTATCACTGAAACTAATTATAGTTTGCCAGAACTAACATTAACTGAAAAATCATTTAAGCCTATTAAAGAAAAGCATC